TATAAGAATTGGCCTGTAAAGTAATTAGTTACAGGGCTCCAATTATCTGAAAAAGGAGTTACGATTAATACGCCAGAAGGAAACGGTGATTGAATTAATCCACCAGTGTATTCATCATATCCAAAATTATCAAGCGGATTATCGACTACTATATCTGAAATTGTGCTTGCAGTATTAGCTGATGGGTTATTAGGAGATGGTGTAGGTGTAATTGGCACATAACCAATTGCGTTATAAGAATCAAATTCTAATGAAGAAATAACATACATATATTTCCAAACATATCCATCAGCAGTTAGATAAATTTGACTAGTATTCGTTGGGTCATAACTAGGTGGTGTAGCAGCAGCTCCGCCATTATTATTATTTAAACATTTAAATACTCGATAATCACCAGTATCATTATCGTTTGGACCTACAACTGCATAGAATCTTTGGTCTGTTAAATCAACTGCATCATCATATTCAACATATACTTGACCAACCTGCCAAGGATAGTATTTAACCATAAAATGAATATCATTTTGAAGTACTTTTTTACCAAAAAGCGTTCGTTCTAAAAATCCAACTTTGGAAGTTTGAGCATCTTCGGGTGAAAATGTGTCAATACCAGAAACGAAAACATAGTAATCGTTATTAGCAAGGTCATCAATAAATAACCTTGTTACATCTGTTTTAAAACTATTGCTTAATATTTCTGCCATTTTGAATTAGACTCTAACCGTTTTTATTATTTATTCCCAGCCTCAAGATGTGAAAGAAACTTTTTGTCTCGGCCACGCTCTACCTGAAGTCGGTCTTCGTTTAAATGTTGTTTGTGGACTACCACCTGCGATATATTTACCTGTTCCCATACGTACTCCCCATGGAATATGTACTCTTAAAGGTGGTGTTCCATATAATTCTGTTAAATCAGCTCCACCATTTTGATAATCATTATCAGAAATACGATTAATATTACTTGATGAATATAATTTAGATGATGCTATATTAGTAGGAGGATAAACTGCTAGAGGAGTTTGTTTACTTCCTGCTACATTAGAAAAATTAATTCCTTCACCTTCTTCACCAATTAAATTTTCTTTTGCTGATTTTATCATTAATGCTTTTAATTCTGCAATGCTTGGATAAACTCCGCGTTGTACAAAATACCAATCTAAAAATACAGTCGCACAACCTGCTGCAACTGGTGCTGCACAACTTGTACCACTAAAATAACCCCACTTTCCATCACTATATGTAGATGTTGGATAGCTTGTCCATGTATATGCACCATAAGATGCAAAATCAATCATAGGACCTCTACTACTGTAATCGTCCATTAATCTATTAACGTCGTCTTGTTGACACGCAGCAATTGTAAACTGATTGTCTCCACCGTCAATTTCTGACCTTAAAATATAATAGCTTGATTGTGAGCCTTGTGTTGAACTAGTAAATTGATTTCGGCCATCACCATCTAAAGTATTTGTTACGTAAGTAGCACCGCTGTCAACTCTTATTGTATTATTCCATCGTGAGTCATCTGGATTTACAGCAACGTGCGCGTTATTACCTGCACTTTTAAAATGATAAATTCCATTATAGTTATTAAATTGAGACATAACTGTATCAAATGCAGAATATCTTGTTTGGTCAGGAACAGAAATCATCCATTTATCAGTACTATCTGCAGGGTCTTCAATAACTCTTGGAATAATTAAGTTATCTACAAATGCTCTATAATCTCCTTGCCAAGAGCTTGTGTCTTTTATACACGAAATATTACCAGTCATAGCTGGATGGAAATCACAAACATAATCATAATTAGTTGTAGCGTCTGGCATTGTAAATGTGACTGTACTTGTTCCTTGGCCACTTACTCCTGGAACATTACTACCTCCAGTAGTTCTGACATACAATGGATGTCCACCAGAAGCTTGGTTGTCAATAATCACAGTATCTCCTGGATTACATACAATTCCTCTATTATTAATAGCAGAGTTTGCAGATATTCCTTCGTAAACTCTATCTTCACCAGTAACTTCGTATGCGCTTGCACCTGAAGCTGTCATTGTGATATTCCAAGTTGCTGCTTGAACATCACCACGATTTATTGTTGTTGAATTACCATCTTCGTCATAAGCTACAATTTGATTGATGCTATCCATTGGATAGAATTTTTCGTGTTCAACTCCAGAATATCCCCATGCTCCAGTTACAACTGTTGCATTACGAACGCCAGTTGCCGGATTTACAGGTTTACTATTATGCCATTGCAATGCTGTATAATAAGCAGTAGTAACACCATCACTAAGATACATAACTCTTAATGTAGATTTTTTACCCCAACCACAATGTTTACCACCTGCTGCGCTTAATACTCCAATTGCATGAGAACTAAACCAATTAGTATTATTATTCGTAACTTGATTATTACGAGCTGAAGTCATCGAACCCGAAGTTTCGCTCCAATCCATAGGAATAAATTTAGAATCAGTAGAATCCCATTCTTCAAAATCTACATGGTCTTCGTGACCAGCATTACCTGAAGCCGGGCTACCTGCTTCAATAGCAACAATATCTACATATTCTCCTAAAAAATTACTTTTAACTGTGTCATCAAATTGATATTCAGAACCCTGAAAAAAGCCAAAAGGTTGTGTGCCATCAGCCGGGTCAAATTCACTTGTAAAAAACATATTTAAGCCAGTATGGTCAGCGCCATTACCGCTGCTTGGAATATATCTTGTTCTATATGATACTGTATTACTTTCGTATCTTGGTGTGGATGTTGGATATGATACTAAATCTACAACATCTCTTTCTGGGCCACATTCAATTACTTTATCGCTTTCAAGTAATTGAGCGCATTCTTCATCTGTGAGTTTCATGGCAATAATACCATCCCACATATCAAAGTTACAATGAACTTCCATACCAGCTGCTTCATTAGCTAAGAATGAAGCTTCATCTGTTCCTGGTTGTAGGATTAAATTGTGAATGCGTTTAGACATTTAATTAGCTCTCTAATTTTAATGCGTCGATAGTGACTGTAACTGTACCTGCACTTCCTGAATTATTTTGAATTGCTACTGGAACTTCAGTTTCTGAATTATCTAACCAACCCATAATTGATGGGGTTATTTTAAATGTTGTTGTGCCTGAAGCTGTTGCAATAAATTCTGCAATAACACCAGAACCATCTGAAGGGTCTGTTCCTTGGCTTCTACCTGCATCTGCTGTTCTTGCTGCTGTGTCAGAATATACTCTAACCCAACACTCTTTGTCTACTGTAACTTTTTGTAATGCGAATGATTTACCTAATGTTGCGTATTCAACAGAACCTGAAGCGCCATCTGCAATTGAAGCAGTTGTTTCTGCTTCTGATACACGAGATGCTCCACCTCCGCCGCCGCCACCTGCTGCAGCCCATTGGAAATCAGAACCACTCCATTGTAAAAACTCATTAGAACCTGCACTTGAAACATTTAAATGAGAATCAACATTAGAATCTGCATATTGTGTAATTGTAGATGATAAAACACCACTTGATGCAGATAATCCAGTTCCTGCAATTGCTGTAACTAAATCAGCGATTGTGTCTTTCTTAGAATTATTGGAATCATCAGCATCAATAAATCCAATACTATCTGCTGCTACATCAAGTGTTCCGCCTGTTAAACTGTTGAGGTCAGTACCACCGCCTCCGACACCGCCTGAAGCATTAATTGTAATACTATCTGCATTGGCATCAGTTGTAATTGTAACATTGGAACCAGCTACTAGAGTAAGTGTATCTGTTGCAGTATCAGCTACAACATTAGTTTGACCTGCAACTGCAATGGTTCCAAATGTATTAGCAGAAGAACCACCACTTGGTAATGCAGTCCACTGATAATCAGAACCACTCCATTGTAATACTTCGTTACTACCTGCGCCTGAAACATTTAAATGAGTATCAACAGCAGCATCATTATATGAGCCACCGCCGCCACCGCTTGCTTGTTCAACCCAAGTATATGTACCATCAGCATTTGTCTTTAATACATAATCAGATGTTTCTGAATTAGTAACATTATTAGCATAAACATAAGGAGCAAGTGGGTCTGTATAATTTAGTATTGTACCACCAGAAGTATCTGCTAAAAGCTTTCTCCATGAACCATGTGCGTAGTATAGAGCACCAGTATCATGAGCGTGGCCAATTGCTCCATGATAAGTTGATGGACTTACTGCAAGAAGCTCAGCTTCCGTTGAATACAAAAATGATATTTTGTGTGGTTTATTATATAAATCTAAATTCCCATTGGAATCAAATATACTAGTAAGTGTTGTTGAAGTTCCAAAATTAAAATATATTTCGTTAAAATTGTCGTTGACTTTATCGAACGCATTACGTAACGGGTCACCTGACCCATCATTCGCAGATGCACCGATGTTAATTACTTGCTTGGCCACAGCAGTTTCTCCTTTAAATTATTAAATATTTATTATGCCGGTTCATGGTCGGCAGTAACATAGGTACTATCAACAGTATAGTTTGTTACTGACGCCTCTAAATTATCTGTGTTCGCTCGGTCGAGTGGCGAACCCCTTCCATCGTCATTAAATAGTCGTAAAAATCGTGCTTTAGTTGTTCCAGTATTATCATACTTATAAATGAAATCACCAAACATTTTTGAACCGGCGAGGTGAACATTTTCTTTAAGTAATTTTTCGTACTGGCTTTTATCAATAGTTGATTTAATTTGATATGAATACTCTTGATAGAAATTACTATCTTGTATTCTTATACCAGCGCTATAGTAACTATCAATTGCTTGACTATTTGCAGTTTGAGTTATATAACCATCAACGTGAGATGAAAAATCTTTCCAATATCCTTTATTTTTTCCTTGTTCTTCTGCTGTAACTGTCCCAGCAGCTAATTCTAATGTTTCATCGGCTGGATTGTATATATTAGCTTTTTGACCAGTAATATAAGCAAATCCAGAGTTGTTAACTGCAACCTCTTCGATATATCCAGTTTCGTAAACTGCTCTAGCATCAATAACTGCGTTATCACCATACGCTCTACTTGAATAATCAATTGAAACACCTGCAACTTCAAAAACATCATTATTAGTTCTTATTATATCGTTAAGTCCAGAAAGCCCATTCCACGAGTTAGGCAAAATATAAAGAACATTATTTGGTATATCAATAGAAGTTACTTCGGCAGTTGTACCAGTATTTTGTTCTGTAATAATTTCACCGCTATTAAATAAAGCGGCTTGACCTGCATTACTTAATCTTAATACTTGACCTTTCTTATCAAATTTAGAAATTAAATCATCTTTTGCTCTAGCAAAGATATCAAAATCGTAATTAGCACCTTTGTCAATATTTTCAAATAAAGTAATTTTACCAACTTGAATACCTGATATGTCAAACGCTTCATCTAAAGGTGTAGCTAAAGTAACTGGACTTGCTGAACCAGACATTGGTGCAGTAGCTTCATAGTCTGCAGCATTAAGTTGTGTAGTTAAATGTGGTTGAATTAAATCTGTAATTAAATTGACTGTTTCTACATTTGAAAGTTCTGCTATAACTTGTGTGTTAGCATTTTGTGGATTACCGTCTGGATAAAGAATACCTGGAGAAGAATCATTAAAAGCTGAAACGTTTTGTTGAATACCTGCAACTGTAAGATTGATATTTGGACTTCTGTCCATTGTAGAAATTGCACGCGTTTGGTCAAAACCGTTTGTATTTACTTTATTAGTAAACTTAACACCAATGTTAGTTTCATTTTGTCCTATAACAATTGCTTCATTACCATTTGTGTCGTTTAATCTTTCGTATGGCTCAAATTGTACAGTATTGGTTCGGTCTGTAATAATAGATTGTTCTGAAACTAAAAGACTTGTATTTGCAACTGTATATCCATAACCACCGCTATCAATTTCGTATCTTGCAACAGCAGGAGCAATCCCACTTACTTTAGTAACAATACCTTCACCGCCGACTCCGTCTCCTTCGGTCGCTTTAATTAAAACATTTTCACCAACAGTACGATCCGGTTCGAACTGGTCTGTAACTGTAAATGCACTTAAAGAGCCATTAACAGAACCAAATTCTACAAGCTCTTTATTAATGTTAGTGTAAATAGTATCATATTTTTCAAATACACCTTTTACGTTATCGATGTAAATAACAGGTGTAAATCTACCATTAATTAATATTGAATTGATTTTTGTTACTGAAGCTTCAGCTTGTGAAATCGTACCAGTAATAACACGGTTAATTAAATCAGAATAACTATATTGAACACCTAAAGGGCTAGTAAATAGATTATCGTTCGGAGTCATCTGAAGGAAATTGCCTTCTTTCCATTCAGAGTTTGAAGGTTTAAACATTTTAGTAGATGGATAAAATACTTCAATGTCATACTCTTTATAGAATGTTGCAAAGAATAATTCAATACCAGCCTTAGTACCTTTTCTACGATAAAGGTCTAATATATTTTTAACAAGAAATGGTATGATACTTTCTTTTAGCTCGAGGTCAGCTAAATATTTGTTTTTATAGAAAATAAGTAAATCTTTAATTGTCGTGTCGATATCTCTATATTCAAAAAATCTTCGTGATACATAAGTTGATTGATTGGATGTTGTTTCCATCCACTTATAATAATCACGAGCTAGCTGAACTAATTCTTGCCCACTTTCACGATAGATAGCAGGGAATTGTTGATTAATAAAAAAGCTTAACGTCTTTTCTATCTGCGAATAATTTTCAGCCATTCTTTATTTTCCTGTATTAATAACCGCTGCCACTGCTTGAATTATTATTTGTTAGTGTTCCAATTGCAGAGGAAGAAGCAGTTGTACCAGTAGTTGGTTTCTCATCAATTATTAAATTAACTTTTACATCATCATCTCTTATAATAAACACACGACCTTGCGGTGCAGATATATCACTCTTCTTAGTACGAACCATTATTTTAATTGCTCTTCCGTCATATGCTTCAACTTCGACTGTATTTAAAGTCACTATTCCATTTACGTAATCAACAGTACCGACATTAGGTTTAAATATTGAAGGATTTGTTGCATCATCAACAATAAACATTAAATTACCTAAGCCGTCGTCTTGTATATAAACACATGTTCCATCTACATCAAATGGTGTACTCTTTACTGCAGGTTTATATTCACTAAATCCGTTTGCTTCTCTAAATGGATATGGTTTAACTAATTCAGTTTCAAATTTAAAC